TTATCTGCTGCCATTTTGTTGAACCCTGCATAATTAGATTTAGGTGTTTTAAGCCCGTACTCTAATTCAAAATCTTCTAGTTCCATAATCTTATCTATAAGACCTAACTCTAATGCTTCATCTGCATCATAGGTACTAGCCTGTGTATCAATGACAGCCTTTTCACTCAATCCACGATTACTTGCTATATGCTTAGTGAATGTACCATAAGTCTTGTCAACTGATTTTTGTAAATCTTCAATGAAACTATCTGTAAACTCACCTGTCTTATCAAAAGGAATTTTATTTTCCCCTGCAAAGACAAACTGACGAGTTACACCTGCCATGTCTAGCATCTTGCTGTCATTGTATAGAGCAACGACAACACCAACAGAACCAACACTGGCTTGTGGGTTAACTATAAGCTCATCAGCTAATACAGCGAGTCCGTAGGCTGCTGAGTAGGCAGAACCATCAACATAAGCTGTGGTTTTAACACCTGCTTGTTTGGTTATCTTCTGGATATGTTTAGTAGCAGAGAACATTCCATAAGCTTGTCCTCCTGAGCTGTCTACTATCATAACGATAGAGCTGACACCCTCATCAATCATATCTTGTGTTTGTAGCTTTAGGCCTTCATAAGAGGTTAGTTCAGTACAGTCAGCTCCCATGCTACCTTTACGGTACATTATAGCCCCTGATACGTCTAATGTGCCCACCATAGTGTCAGGGTTAATACCTTTACGTTCTAACTTATACCGTTTGTATTTTTCTTCATCGTCAAAATCTGATAATTTAAGCTCTACAAGCTCCTCAACATTTCTATCTAGTTGTAGGGTAGTAGCTCTATCAGGTTGTGATAGGTAATTGATAATAGGTTGTAGTGCATCTAGTGCAATCAATTGAGGTTTATTAAAAACCATCGACCCTATATTCTGTCCTCTAGCCATAATATCCTCTATTTATTATATAAGTTGTTTGCAGAGTTGTCTTTAGCCACTGGCTCTTGAGAAGTACCCTCCCCGCTTGGGGAAGTATAACCCTCTCCAGCACCTGAAGAATCTTCTTCTTCTACACCCAACAATTCATTCAAATCTCACGGCTAATATCACTAGCAACTCTCTCAGGTAAGCCTAATTCTTCTGCTATATAGTTAATATTTTTAGCTGTTACAGGGACTAACTTAGTAGCCTTAGTTTGTTGCATAGCTTTAGCAAAGGCTTCAAATGGTATCTCACGTAATTTGCCGTAACGGATGCGTGGGGTTTGTGTAACGTCCCAACCATTCAACTTAAACAACTGAGGTATTAAGTCATTATTAAGAACAGTGAAGATTTCTTTAATCCTGTTCTCAACTAACATGTTAAGCATTGAGGTCTTGGTGCTATCTACACCATCTGAAATCTCACTAGCAAATAAACAAAGTAACATCTCTTTCTTAAGACGCTCAATGATTGCTGTAATAGCTGTGATGTTAGAGCTAGATGCAGACATGAGGCTAAAGTCAAATAACTTACCACCCTGTCCTGTTGCATCTTCTCTATCAGAGGGTAGGATTAAACTGGACTGCTCACCAATAGCAATCTTACTAATACCATCACGTAGAGTTGTATAAACACTACTAAAGGCATCTTCAGCATCATCAGTCATGTACTCACTGGGCATCCAGATAACTGGTAAGCCATTTAAGTTCTTGCTGGCTGCAATACCTTCTAAGTCTTTATACCTCTGATAGTCACGCCATGTATTATACACAAAGGAGAGGGGAGATACCCCTTCTGCATGACCATCACCACCCCCTGATTTAAAGTGTAAGATGTTATCTCTAGGTATTAGTAAACTACCACTGAAATTCTTGTTAGCAGCTTTGTATAAGGAACTAAGGGCAGTGGTACGAGCACCTGATTGACGTTGTACGACACCAACCATCTCTCGACCATCTTCGTCATACTTGAATTCTTCTAGAGTATCTTGAGGTCTAATAGGTAATCTTTTAATACCCACCTTACCATCGTCATATTTACTGTCATACTTACCACGTCTTAGGCGAAACACCTTCTCATGTACACTAAAACCAAAGGTATTCATTGTCAGAGCTTCTCGTAAGAAGTCATCAAATGAGTGGGTCATGTCATTAGTATCTAAAGAGATACCTAGACATTGCTCAACAAAATCCGCCTTTTTCTTATCTTTAGGTTTCTCACTATAAGGTTCAATGTATCTAGGAACTCGTACAGCAATGGTTTGTACAGCAGATAATGCAGCAGCTAGGATTGTATCTTTATTCATCTCCCCATAAGTCTTTACACTGTAAGGGAACTTTAAGTCTTTATCTTCACCGAATATAGAATAGTCAAAATCGTAGATTGAAGAGGAGGATACATTTGCTGTTTTAGCTAGCTTTGCTCCTAACTCTTTTGGTATTTGACTACTCTTTGTTACAGCTTTTGGTTTAACAGCCATATACCTCAACCTATAATTGTTTAATTCATTTTAAGTAATCGAGCATTAATTTTAGGGAGTTCTTTAGATGTAGCAATCAAGTTATAAGCGTCAGAAGCAGCATCAACAATATCGTCATGGACTTTACTTCGTGAACCTGTAAAAGCCTCTAACTCGTAGAAAGTTTCATCATTCCATGCACCTTGTGCAGCGTATACTAATCCATTCTCCGCAACAGAGGATAGAGGTAAGAACCTATCAAGTTTAGATTTCTTACTTCCTACCTTAAAGAACTTGATAGGAACACCAGCTTCCGCAAACACTCTTGCAAAATGGTGTTTCTGTATCTTACCAGCACTAGCAGGTTCAATAGGTAGATAACCCACACAACCATATCCATACATAGCAATATCTTTCTGTGTCTGCTCGACAAGCATTTTCTCTAACTCACCTGCTCTCCAACGCCCGTGTACCACATCTTCCATAATGTAGTAACCGGATTTAGTTCTAGCAAATAAAACCCCTGCTGTGTAGTCTGGGTCAGGATACTGCTCGGAGGGTAAGGTAGATGCTAAATCCCAAGCTCTGACACGTTTCACTATCTCATCATTCTTTAGGTATTCAGGTAGGTTAATAACAGGAGTCCAAGACCTTTGAAAGTAGCTACTGCTCTCCTGTCTTGCCCACCATGAGCCATAATACAAACGCTCTTTCTCCACACGGTGGAGGTTTAGCAGGTTTGATACATAGTTTGGGTCAGCCTCTAAAAGCACGGGGTTATCGTGGCAAGTAGCAGAGATGAACCTAAAACTCCTAGGTTGGCAAGTACTTAATCCTGACAGCCTATCAATCGGGAATTTGTGACCATGTGTAGCTATTAAATCCTCTTTAGTAGCTCCCCACATTACTTCATCACTTATCCGTAAGAACCAACGTAAGTCACCGTCCTTGTCTAGATTAGGCCTTCCTTCAACAAGGTCTCCTTCTAAAAAAGCCCCTTTAGGTTGTAGATAGTATTTGTCTAACCACCCCCGAAGGAAATTGTCGGGATTTGGATTGCATGTTAACCATATATTGGGTATCATATTAGCTTTAGTACGTAGACGAGAGATAATCCAAAAGATTGTACTCTCTTCGTGTTGCGCTGATTCATCAACCATAGCTGCTGATATTTCAACGCCTTGAATACTATCTAGACCACTCTCCCCATCAATACCAGTGAAGTTAATTGTAGCACCACTAGGAAAGTATATGCACATAGGTTGTTTTGTGTATTTGACGCGCTTATCATATGCTTGAAACATACGACACGCTGTTTGGAAGAGACCTCCTCCACCTTTCATATCAGTGGCGTTCAGTCGAAAAACATATCCGAAAAAGTTAGGGTCATCGACATATAGTAAGAATCTCATTAATCCCATATAAGACTTACCTGACCCTGCTGCCAGAAGTATTCAACAGAGGACGCTACGCCTCTGCCAGTTCTCTTATGAACTTCTACATATCACTATGTAGATTGGACTATATCTTAATCTCAATTGAGATTCCTTGCGCTTCCACTACCAATCGCTTGTAGTGTACTCTACTCACTTACCAGAACTATGAAGTTCATCTGCTTTCGATAGTCTCTAAACTTTTTAAGTTTACCACGTATAATTACAAGATACTTTAACGTAAGAACGTCTGTTTTTTATTTCGCCAATGGCTGACCTGCAAATTCCAGTAACCCTAGAAACTTCCATAACTCCCTTACCTGATGTAAGGTGGGCACAGATTTCTGAAACTGCTTCTCTACTCATTCTTTCTACTTTCTTTATATCTTCAAAGCTATAAGAACTGACAACATAACACCACTTAGGGTAATTATTCTTAACTAAATGTCCAATAACTGAACACCTAAATCCTGTCATCTTATTTATGTCAGAAATTCTATAACCTTCTTGGTATAAAGAACATATTTCATTGACGTTATCTTTAGTAAAAGAGCGCCCACCTAATTCTGGACGCTCTTTAAGTATCTTGCAGGCTTTAGGGGTGACTGTATATTCTTTTATAGATGAATGTTTGTCTGGATTATTATCATGCCATGATTGCTTGTTTTCAGAATCAGTGACCCACTCTAAATTAGTAAAGTGGTTGTTAAGCTTATTTTCATCTATGTGATTAACAAAAGGTTTATTGTCTTTATTATCTAAATACATCAAAGCTACAGAGCGATGAATTGAAAGGTTTTTTAATTTACCACTATCATTTTTAATATGTGACTTTTTATAACCAGAAGACATTAAAGACTCTGATAAAAACCTTTTAGCAATAAGCGAAAAAACCTTCCCATCATTTGTAATACAGTATTTAGAGAAACCTATCTCTTTCATATTTTTCATTTACACCCCTTATGTCAATACTAAGTAAACGAAACTTAGCTTGGTGTTGCCTGTTATTTAAACTACAAATATATCAGGTTTCCACCGAGTTCACAAGGTTTTTTACATCTACATCACTGTAGAGGGTGGCACTACTTTTTACCACCGTACACTGTAACAAAGGAGTCAGAGTTGATAAACATCTCTTGTTTCTTTGATGCAGGTTTAAATAATACCGACTCTGACACTAATAACCTCCTTGGTTATACATTATCTAATTAATATTCTTCAACATCTTTAAAATATTTTTTCACTTCTANTACTGCTTCTTCTAGGTTTTCACAATCTTCTANNATAGGAACTATGTCATCTAGACATGCAGAACGTTCTAAGTATCTCTGCCCTTGTACAATCTCACTGATTGCATCATCAACAGGTGCTAAGGGGGATATACTAAAGCTCCGAACCAATTCTTGNTATTTATTTTTATTTGGCATATTAAACCTATTANTTAAATGAACTACTCATNGTAGGACTAAACTTACTTTGTTNNAGTGCCGTATCAGG